TTGATTTAGACCAGATATACCACTTTCGCTTTTTGACCATTGGATATTACTATCACTGTCACCAGGATTAGTAACAGCACAGTTAAATGTATCAGTAAAACTTGTTCCATTGGAACAAGCATTAGCAACTGTCGTAAAGTATGCAGGTTCACTCCCAATTCTAGTTTTAAAATCAACACTATTTACCATTTCATAAACAGTGTTAAAATCTTGTGCTAATGTAAATATTGTAGAAATGTCTGTTGAAGGTTGTGAAGTTGTTGTTGTACCACTATTACCAGAAAATGTAGAATGAATAAATGTGAAATCAAAATCTAGTACAGCACCACTTTTTAATTTTGACGCAATATCTGATAAATCTATAGAAACTGTACTATTAGCTATAGTTTGTGGTGTGTCTATAGTGTATTGCACTCCACTTACTAAAGTAGGGGTGAAATCATTTGTTTCAATATTACTACTCACTCTTTCTGCTTCAAAAGTCATTTGACAATTATTGCCATCACTATCCACCATATTGTAACCATCTACTTAGTTGCCATATACAAGTCTATTGCCCATTAAAGTTTGTGCTTTTGCAGTTCTTGGCACATTATCATAAAGCCTTAATAACTCACTGTCTGGTAGTATAGTGTATATTTTGCTATTACTAAATGTTTGTGTTTGAGTGGTATTATCTGGCCATCCATAATTAGACTTGTTAAATCTTTCAATTACATTTAATACGTTAGAGTCTGCAAATTTAAATATCAAATCAACTCCAACCACATTAGAGTCTCCAGTGTTAAAACTAAGCTCTACTGCATTGTATATGTTTTTCATCCCACTATTCAAGTTTGTAGCTATATCGAGCTTAAACACACCTGGCACAAAGGCTATGTCGGTAAATTGAGATAATGCACTATATTCATCATCTTGATATTTGTATCTATATGCAAAAGAAATCATACGAGTCTCCATATAATTCGCTTCAGTCGCCTGTGATATTAAATTAAATGTTGGTGCTGCTAAAGGTGGTTGAACAATGACGTTTAACTCTTTGTTTGTTACAACATCTGCACCACTAACAGGACTAGGATAGTTTCTAGTAACATTAATTTTTCTTGGCGGATTTATATCATCGGTAAAAAACAATAAATCCCCTATTTTATTTACACCATTAATAAGTTGTTTGGTGTCAAAATTTAAAACGCTCAGAGAAATTACATGATAAGTAATTAATTCATTTTTTGTATCAAAAGAAACAATCATATCAACCGTAGGAGAAGTAATAAACCAATACATGGTTTCATTTGCTCCATCATCATAGGCTCCTATGCAGGTAGCATTTGCCAAATCTACACCTTCATATTGTATGGTTGTAAGTTTTGTGTTTCCTTTTGAATTTTCTACTGCTCCTATCTCAGTAGTTTCTGTAGATCCTAGCCTAACATTTATAGCATTGACATATTCGCCTGGTGGGAGTAGCCTCTCATCCACGCTTTTATTCATTCTTCCGCGTACAAAATTTGTAGTTACTATAGGCATATTACTTAATCCATTTAGCCTGACCTCTCATATTCATCAATAGTCGACCAGGGTGTATATTACTTAATCTAATTTTTGCATTTCTTAATAAAGAAGACTTATCTTTTCTAGCTCTGTTTACAACATATTCTTGTACTCCTAATTTACCATTTAATATAGAGTATTTAATATATGCATAAATAAATTCTTCAAACAACTTATTTACACTAATGTCAGCATCGTTTCCTTTTTCCATTCCATCAGAAACATATTCTAATACAATAGATTGCCCAGACGCGATAGAGCTAAAATTAATAACACCCCTTTGCTTATCTTTAGAAAAAGTTGGATTATTATTAGCAGTTTCTGTGTTTAGTCCGAAATGTCCACCAATATCAAAATCAAAATACCATAAACCATCTACACAATAACCTTCACACCCATCATATAGACTTTCGTTATTTAAATAAATAGTTTTTTTTGATAAATCTAACGGTGAGTCCTGTGGCTTTAAAACATTTCCATTTTGATCGAACAGTATATTATTATTGTTGTCTTGCAAATATGTACTAGCCCATTGTGTTTGTATGTTTTCAGTTAACGGAAATAATACTCCATTTTGAAACATTGACACTCTAACCCAGTTTACATAATCATGAGGCAAAACAAATAATAATGAATCGTCTAACGCTAATTGTAATATTTTTATTTCTTTCATTGCATCATAGTTCAACTCTTGTATTCCTCTTTTTGCATGAAATAAAACTTTATATCGCGTGATGTTGTTTATTAATTCATTGTTGCCTTGATACATTAACATAAAATTGTTAACGATTTCATCTAATGTAACATATTGATATGAACCCCAATTTTTATCTTTAGGTGTGCCACCTTCATTTGCATAATATTGATAATCGTTTAAATATGCCATAATCTATATTTGTATTTGATTGTCTTCAACTATTTCTTGTTTTCCAAACTGATACACATCAGCTTCTCTTATTTCACCACCTACATACTGACAGATTTTTGCTACTATACCTGGTTCATCAGATAATGGTAATTCAAAATCTTGATAATCAGCTTGACTAGAATCAAACTCTGGGCTTCCAGAAGTTCCACCAATAGTTTGGTATGTCCATTTAGGTGATAAAGGATATCTTACATAATCAGTAATAACCGATCCTGCTGTGCTTATAGTAGTTGGATATACTGTAACAGTATTGCCTAACTGACCTTGTGCAGAATCTGTTGTTGCACCTACAATACCACTTGTAGCACCTCCTAACACATAAGCAGGAAAACCAGTTGTAGGAGCAGTAAGTGGTGAGTTGTTTAAATAAAATATTTTGTTTTGATTTACTCGTTCTACCTCTACAATACCAGTAGTATTATATGTAGAATACGTATCACCTCCAGCGCCACCTATAGGAAATATATTAGTGCTTAAGGTTAATTGTGTATCACTATCAATACTTACTATAAACGCACTAAAACCAGCATAATCGCTATTAGCAGTTGTATTTGTTACTATTTGTCCTACCTTAACAACACCACTAGAAGAGAATTGAGCACCAGAATCAGTCAAACGATTAGCTACACCCGCGGCAGTGGTAAATCCACTATCAACAAAATTAGGATAATAATTTATTTTATTTATATAGTAGTAGTCTGCAGGCAAATTAAACATATTATTTCCTTGTTTAATTAATCCTTTAGTTACAGAAAAACTATCAATTACTTCTACTAAACTTTTTACTATATCTGCATAACCAGTGCCAGACACTCTTTGGTTTTGTTTATTAATCCAACTATTGTATTGATAAAAATAGTCTTCAAACAAATCCATTTGTGCTTGTTGCGCGTACAAATTAAAATCTTGTGGAGATATATATCCATAATTATTCTTGTTTGCAATTGCCTGTACGGTGTTTCTAACTGAATTAATCATTCTAGTTCTTTTTACAAATATAAACAAAAAAAAAGAGGCTCAATTGTTTAAGCCTCTTCTTAATTTAAGTGTAATAAACTAAACTATGCCCATGCTTTTTCAACTTGAGCAACACTTGTAACAGGATATTTTGGTGAAATACTGAAAATAGGTCTGTTCCAGCTTGTAGCTAGTGCATCTTCAATAGCCTCAACGATGCTACCAATTTGCTCTTTCTTTTTAGCTGTATCATCTGCTGTTGAAGCAGTTAATGTGACACCTATAACCTCACCTACAGCAGTTACTGAATGACCTACTATGTCATATAAAATGTCTACAGCTCCAGTTCCTGTACCTTGTTCTACTGTAAGAATGTGATTAACATTAATTAAATAATCTTGATCACTTACAGTTACTTTTAAAAATTTTTCCATATCTTATAAATTTATGGGGTTAAACAATTATACAAAGATAATTATTTTATTCTGATTTTTTTAAGCGATTTTTAAGTAGCTTATATATCTCAACACCATCATCTGATTGAAAAAACGAACCAACAATCCAACTAGCATCTTCGCCAAATGGAACAGATATTAATCTTTTTTTATTGTTAGGGAGGTTATAGTAAACTTCTTTACCATTGTTTCGTGTCTGTAAGAACCCTGCTTGAAATATTTGATAAACATCATCTTGTAATTGTAACATTGGATCATTAATGGTATTAATAAAGTCTTCAGGATTATTTTTAGAGTATATTAACAAATCTCTTTTTAATTCTGGAATAGTCATATTGTCAACCACATTGCCTAATAAAACTCTAGATACTTGAATTAATTTTTGAGTATTACTAGAAAGTTCTTTAGCAATTATTTGCGCCTCTAAAACACTTTCAGCTTCTGTAAGCTCATCTAATGCATCTTGCTCTTTATTTACTTCTAAAAATATCTTACCATTGCCTGGATGATAATGTAAAAACTCTTGTAGTACTTGGTCTTCTTTTTGAGCCACCAACATACCATCATCAAAAACTATTGGTTCTAGAATTGCATTACCATCTTGCTCATCCTCAAATGGGCTTTTTTGATTTCGTGCATATCTTAATGGTCTATTAACACCTTGTTCTTCATCAAAATATAACAAAGGAGACCTTTGAGAGTGTCTTGATGATAACATGTAAGAGAGAGGGGTTTGGTCACCTGCAAGTTTATATACTTTAGTGACGTATTTTGCTTTTTTTTTCATTGTATTTGATTTAATTTAATTTAATTTCAGTAAAATATAAATGTTACCCCCACCGAAGTGAGGGTAATATTTACAATAATATTAGTCCTTAAAGATAAAGAAGTTGTTTGCACCTAAAGTACATACAGCTCTTTCACTTAAGAAATTGACTTCCATTGCATCTAAAGATGAAGTTCTTGCACCACCAGCTGAACCAGTTATCCAAGTTTTGTATCTTCTATCTTCAGTTTCAGAAGCTCTATATCTAACGTGTAAGAATGGTCTTTTAGCATTCTTTCCTAAGATTTGGTCATATACAGTAGTTGAACCAGCTGGAACTAATAATCCATTAACTGCTCCACCAACTATACCACCTCTCATTGTAGGATCGTTTAAGTACTTCCAGTCAGACTTATAAAAATCATAACCTCTTCTAAATCCTGTAAATCCAAGATTTAAAGCCATGTCTTTATCGTTGTCAAATAGTCCATATGAAGTACCACCAGCTCCGTAAGAGTTTTGTTGTGCTAACATATCATCAATATCAAACGAGAAGTTTCTGTTTAAGAAAATAACATTTTCTTCAATAGAGCCTTGTTTGTCTAATCTTTGAATAACACTATCAAACTGAGCTAAACTAGTTGGATTACCTCCACCAAAAATATTACCTCTAGTTTCAACAGCATAGAAAATACCATCAGAACCAGATTTCTCTGCTGCTGATGCACCACCTGCTGCTAAACCTTGTAGATAGTTACCTGCATCAGAACCTGCTTCTGCTGGAACTGCTTCCACCATAGCTGTTTCTAAATAATCTTCAAATCTAAGTCTTGTTTCGTGCTCAGATTTAAGATACCATAAATATCCATTAGCTCCGTTTTCAGACTGGATTTCAATCCAACCGATTTGAGCCATATCAGAACCAGACACTTCATACTTGTCTTTAATAATGATAGGTTTATTTTGAAAGATAAAATCATCTGCTTCGTTAGAACCAACCATTCCAGTTGTTCCTTTTGCAAATTCAGAACCATAAATAAAACAATCAATAGAACCTGAAGTGAATGCAGGCATACCCGCTGCCGAGTAGAAACCTACACTAAAAGTTCTTGCCGCTGCACCAGTTCCTGTTGGAGCTGCTGTTATAATTCCTTTAGCTGATAGTGTTGATCCTGCAACAGAAGAACTTAACATTACTGTTTGTCCTGCTCTAAGAGCTGCCAAATTTGGCGAAGCTAATGCTGGATTAAAATCACCTGCTGGAATAACGAATGTTACTGTATCATCACCTGCAACACCA